GCAGAGAATGCGCAAGGGTTCCGCAAATCCCCAATATGCTGCCATCATCGCGGCTGACTGCGACTTGCCAGAACCTCGCCCACCAAACAGTGCTCGGTATTGAGCCGCACCACGATCCGGTGCGAATACTTCTAGCACCCGGTCGGGGAGGTCAATCGCTACCTGTTCCATCTGGCTTCACGCCGCGCAAAATCACAGTCTTGGGTGGCGTCATGCTGCCATCGCTGCTGAGGTGGTCCTGCTCCACCTTGTCCCTTTGGTCGAGCATGTTCTTGCCCAGCCACACCAGCATCGTCGGGTTGCCTGCTTCTGCCGCCTTCCACTGCATTCGGCGTAGGGAAGCCTTGCCTTCGCCGCTGTGCTTTTTGTAGAGGTCCGCAAAATTTTTGACACCTTCAATGTTGCGCTCTGCAATTCTGCGCCCCAGCGTGTCCTCGCTCATGCCCAAGATGCCACATATTTCTATCGCGGTGCACTGAATGCGGATCATGGCGACTAGCTGTTCAAACTGTTTTTCGGTCATTGGCTTGCTTGGCCCTTTTGGTCCTGTCTTTGCCATTATTAAGTTGCTCCAACAATTTTTTTATGCAAAAAAACATTAGCACAACGGAGGAAAAAATGACACTTAACGCCCACGAAGCCTTTTGCCTTAATACAGCAACCAGCTTCAGCGCGGTTCGCGGACGCGGAGCCAATCGCACGCGCGAAGATTTCACCAGTCTTGAAGCCGCTGAAGCGTATGCCGCCACTTTTGGCGACAAGCGCACAATGATATATGCGGTGAATGACATGGGAAACAACGCTCATGTTGGTAACTTCTAAGGACATGCTGGCCCCGTAACATTCCAGAACAAAACAAGCCCGGCCCCGCGCCGGGTTTTGCATATCCGCCACGCCTTGGCGTCATAATGCGGACAGCTTGGGAAGGGCGGCTTTTCCTTTAGCGCCTTAGAGAACGGCATTCCTGCCTTGTGGATCGTCGCGCCAGAAACCTCGCTGGCTGATAACGCTCTGCCAACCTCGACAACGTGCCGCCGGGCATTCGGCCACGCCATTGCAAGACTTCGCGCTAAAACGCCCGACCCGCTGGCGCACCATACCTCGTCAGGATCAAGCCCTGTGGCCTTTGCCGCTGCTGCGATTGTTTCGATTGCCTCCGGCATGTTGACGCCAAAGGGAGCCAGCTTTGCCCCAGTGCGCTTGCAGTATTCTCTAGCACGCGCCTGTACGACGTTTAAATACCCGTGCGGCACCTGCATAACCTTTGCGCCGACCCGCTTTGCCTCAAGCGCCCTATTGTGGGGTTGCTTTCGCTTGGCGACAAATATGGTTGCCCGCTTTCCTAGCGCCGCCGCCGTGTGTGCTAGTGCCGTTTGCGCGCCACCCTCCGCAGGGCTGGCATAAACCACCTCGTCAGCGTCATCAAACAACACTGGCAAAAATCGCGCCTTAGTCCCGCCGGGAAATAGATCGTCCCGAACAACAGCTTTTCCATCGTGGTGCGTGACAATCGGCGGCGTCATAGTTCCTCTCCCAAGTCAGCGTTTTCTGCGTCAGGAATATGAACCTCAACAGGCCCGCAGGCTTCGGTTGCCTTCTTGCCGCTGCCCTTAACGAAAACAAGCACGTTCTGGTGCGTTTTGCCTAGCTTTCTCCCGCTGGCAAACTGACGCCCCGCTCTGATTGGCAAGCTGCCGACTGATGTGACAAGGATTGCCTCGTTGTAATAATGCAGGCCCGCCGCCCTAAATGCTTCGACGGTATCCCCAACGAAATTGTAATAATTGCCTTTCTTGTCGCGCACGTCGCCCACCACAAAGCAGGCAAAGCGGTCGCCCTTTAACCGACTGCACGCCTTGGCGATGATCTCAAAATACGCGGGCTTGAAGTCCTCATATTTCAACGTAGACAAGTCGTTCGGGTCGTCGCTGTAAACCTCAAGATCGGCATAGGGCGGGCAACTGAAAACAAAGTCCGCCTCTACGTCAGAGCATATCCGGTCGATGTTGCGGCTGTCGCCTATGTGCCAAACCGGGACCGGATCGCTGCACAGATCATCCCCCTGCACGCGGTTAGCCTCGACTTGCTCGGGGCGCAACTCAACGCCGACATATTGCCGCCCCAAGCGTGACGCCACGACACCGCGCACTGAACCGCCCGCGAAAGGGTCAAGGATCGTGCCGCCCGGCGGGCAGAACCAGCTATAAGCCAATTCGCACAGCACTGGGTCGAAGATGCTGGTTCCCGAAACATCCGTGTCGGAGCGCGTCCCCTCCTTCACCCGATACCCGTCGAAAGACGCAGCCGCGCCCGTCCAAGTCAACCCTTTACTCACCTTGCCCCCCCCGACGACATGTTCTCCGCGCATTAGGTCTTGCCCAAATGTTGCTGCTTTACGCTTTGGCATTATGTGACTTTCCGTTTGCATCAATGTTCCACGTCAATCTGCGTCGTATCGGGCCTTTGTCGTCAGCCCCCCCCCGTTCGGGATAAGGTTCTCGCCACGGCCCAACTCGCTTTTGATCCCCAGCGCCAGCCAAGCACGCTTGCGGTTCTGCCACCATCCCTCGCGGGCGTTCAGAACGGAAAACGGCGGGATTCCAAACTTATCAGCGAGGCTGGCAGTGCTGCCCTCATTCTCGCCTTCTCCCGGCAAATCCTCATCAAACATTTCAAAGGCTTGCAATTCCTCATCGCCGAAACCTGTCAGCGATAAATCAAAGTCCAACTCTTTTAATTCGCCAAATTCAACGGCGAGCATTTCATTATCCCAGCCCGCGTTTAGCGCGAGCTTGTTGTCTGCAATGACATAGGCTTTCTTCTGCGCTTCGGTCCATCCTTCTGCAATGATGCAAGGCACGTCCTCAAGTCCAAGCCTCTGCGCTGCCATCAGACGCCCATGGCCTGCAATGATGCCGCCGTCAGGGTCAATCAGGACGGGCGTTGTAAAGCCCCACTCTTTGATGCTGGCCGAGATCTGCGCCACCTGTTCGTCGCTGTGCGTGCGGCTATTTCGTGCGTAAGGCGTCAGGCTTGATACCGGACGCCGTTCTGTTTTATCTGCGGGCCAGCCCGACATAGTTACTCCTGTGTTCTGGGCCAATCCCTTGGCCTGTGACCGTCGAGATAAGCCTCAAGAAGCCTGATCCATCTGGTCGGTGCCGGTTGATGCGTTGAGCGGTGCGGTGGGGACTCGACACGCCGAACCATGCGGTCGGTTGAGTCCATCATGTAGGCAAGCTGCGCCTGCGTAAGACCCAGCTTTTTCCGCGCTGCTTTAATTTGATCGTGTGTCATGTCATCCTCTGACTGCATGATAGGGCCAGCGGGTCATGCCCGCAAGCCCCTGTTGTCAGCCCTTTATGTATTTGGCGATGCGCTTGCCGTTGGCGGTTTCTACAATGACGGTCTTTACCGGGAAGCCATCGTCGCGCAAATCTTTGATGCGTGCGGCCAGCCGGAAGCATCCGTAACTTTGCAGCGCCTCCATCGGGGTGATCGTCAGCCCACGATTAAGGTGGGCTTTAATCCGTCTTACCTGCGAGTCCATTTAGTGCTTTCCTCCAGTTTAATGTGCGGGGCCGAAGCCCCGCTGGGTGGTTAGGCTGCTGGCGTAAACGTAAATTCAACCGCTTCGAACTCAGCCAGATCAATGGCGTCCCGCGTGTAATGCCAAGTGTCGTCGTAGACAGCACACTGACCAAGGAGGTCTGTGCGGTTCTGGCGGGCGTGCGCCTCGGCTTGGTCCATGCGCCGCGCCATTGCGCGATCCGTTGCAGTGACTTTTGCGAGATGTTTGATGCTGGTCATTGTCTTTCTCCGTGGTTGGTTAGCGGGGCTTCCTGCCCCTCCGTTACACAATAGGGCCAATCGGCCCCACGGTCAACACCTTTGCAACATTTTTTTTGTCCATTCGAGATATTTATGGTCGGGACCGTATGCCTCGCGCCATCGTTCTTTGCCGTTGTGGATTGCAGCCGGGCCATCCTGATGGTGCGCCTTGCAGAGAGGGATGGTGTCAAAGTCACTGGACTTGCGAGTGCCAAACCTGTCGTGAATGACGTGGTGCGCGTCAGAGGGCGGTGGCTGGCCGCACACAGCGCACGGCAGGGCCTTTACCCTACGCATATGCTCCAGCGCCGCCTGACCCGCCGCAGAGGCGCGGA